AATGGAGGCTCAGGCATGGGTCGCGCTAGCCGTAGGGGTTTTCGCGATCCTGTCTGGGCTTTACGCAGTAACGAAGGTAGTAATCCGGTCGATTATGGCCGAAATAGGCCCGGAGGCTAACGGTAAAAGCCTAAAAGAGCAGGTTAATCGCCTAGAGGCGCGGCTAGATCATATTTATACGATACTCCTAGAAAGATAAATCGTTATAGAACCGTTACCTAAATCCGCTTTACTTGTCGGGGCTTAGGCGTATTCTTTTCTTATCTAGGCGGCCTCGTCTAGATTACGAAAGGTTTTAAAATGTCTAAAATGGGAAATCTGTTTTTAGAACTATCAGAAAAGTTAGAAAAAGAATCCTCAGCCTTTAAAGAGGCTTTAGAATGTGGTTGCGAAGTCTGCGAAGATCAGACTTACGAAGATATCCAGACGGCCTTTGAGGAATATAGTAAGGCGAATGGCTTTTATAAGTCGGTTTCTAAATGCTAGCCTTCCTTGCTAATTTATCGACGCCTATCTGGTTTCTTATTATCCTGGGTTTTTTCTGGGGCCTTACCGCTTTCGGCTATTTTCTAGGAATAGAAGTAGGTCAGGAACGCGGCTTTAAACTAGGTTACTCTCGCGGAAAACTCGTAGGAACTCAGGAAACTAATTACTTTTATGCCGTCGGAGCCGGATATCGCTATAACCCGCAGACCGACGAATATCGCCGGGACGGAGAAGTAAATGCCTGATAAAAAAATCTCCTCTAACTCGGTAGTAATAGGAATCCGCCGAACCTCGATCCGGGCCGCGATTAAGGTCTATCCCGAAACAGGATCTCTTCGACTAAAGATATACGAGTTACTCGTTAGGGCAGGCAGTCGAGGCGCTACGGATCAGGAAATAGAGTCGATTCTCGGTATCTCGGGTAACTCGGTCAGGCCGCTTCGCGGATCTCTAGAGAAGCAGGGTTTTATTATCGACTCGGGAACTACTCGGCAGAATACGAACGGAAATCTCTGTATCGTCTGGAGAGCAGTCGAGGAAGGAATGTTACTATGAGTAATTTTAATATAGATCCGGCTTATACCGAAGTCGCCGAACGCATGAAAATAGCCCGGGAACTCTGGCCGGCCTGTATCTTTCGGCCCGTCGATCCGCTTAATCCTTATCAGGTCGTAACGGTTAAAGACCTAAGTTATGTCGTCTATTCCGCCGCTTTATATCGCGACCCGGAGGATTTACTTCCCGCGATCGGTACGGCCTGGGAAGAGATACCGGGCCGGACGCCTTATACGAAAGGTTCCGAACTTATGAACGCGGAAACTTCCGCCTGGGGTCGCGCCTGTATCGCCGCAGGTATCCCGTCTAAGAAGATAGCGAGTTTCGAAGAAGTACGAAACCGACAGGAATCTAAAGAAAAGCCGGCTACCGTTTCTCCGGTCCCTCCCGTCGAATGGGATCCCTGGGCCGCTCCTCTATCGGAAACGGCTCCGCTAGGTATTACTCTCGACGCCTGGAACTGTATTCACGGCGCTAGGAAAGAGATAGAAGGCGAAAAGAACGGACGAGCCTATTTCGGTATGGGTTGCCCTAAAACTCTTAATAGCGGCGAGCAGTGCTCTACTAACTGGTTCTCCCTTAACGCCGAAGGTAAATGGATTCCCCGTCTAGAGGCCGTTAAATGAGTTTCGTCGAATCTATCAACCCTAAAACGCGAATAAAAACCGTATTCGTAGACGACCAGGTAATTTATATTCCTGTCGATCTCTGCGATAAATGCGACGACTGGAAAGACTTACACTCAGGCTATTTTCAGCCGGGAATCGCAGGCGAGAAATTATTATGGTTCTGCGGTGACTGTAAATGAGCGTCTTATTCGAATCCGGCGAGTTTAACGACTGCCATTACTGCGATAAAAGTAAGCCGACTTTAGGCGGAGCGGCGGTAACGGGCTATCGCGGAATCGTTCTCTGGTACTGCGCCGACTGCTATCTATCGGTGTTAGGGAGGACTAATGCCTGAGATAGATTATTTCGCGGAGCCTACCCTCTTCGGCGACGACGAGGATTATATCGCCGATCTCTTCGACCGGTTTATTATGCCGCCTTACTCCGTCCTAGACAGGAAACAGGGTTCTTGGATACGAAGAAAAAAACAGTGGTTAGCGCTAGGAATTAAATCCGAATTAGGTCGATCCGAGAATCTTATCTGGGCTCCGGTAGGAGATAATCCTTCCGACATGGTTCAGCGCATGCGCGGCGTAGTCGAAGGGACTTCCGTCTTCGATCCGGTTATCGTCGAGTTAGCCGTTCGCTGGTATTCCGCGCCGGGAGGAACGGTACTCGATCCCTTCGCCGGAGGTTCGGTTCGGGGAATCGTCGCGAGTCTACTCGGAAGGAATTACCTCGGTATAGATCTTCGAGCCGATCAGATAGAGGCGAACAGAGAGCAGGGTTCTATCGCTTCGCTAGAGTTTCCGCCTATCTGGGTCGCCGGGGATTCGGAGAAGGTTCTCGACGGCGTACAGCCGGAGTCGGTCGATTTAGTCTTTTCCTGTCCTCCGTACTTCGATCTAGAAGTTTATTCCGACGACCCCGACGACCTTTCGAATATGGATTGGGAGTCCTTTCTTACGAGTTATTACGAAATTATTAGGAAAGCGGCGAAGGCGTTAAAAGAGGATCGTTTCGTCGTCTGGGTTATCGGCGAGGTCCGGGATAAGAAAGGTTTTATCCGAGGTCTTATACCGGAAACGATTACCGCCTTTCGGGAAGCGGGACTTTATTACTATAATAACGGGATAACGCTAGACCCGCAGGCTACGGCGGCTCTTAGGGCTAACCGTTTCTTTAATTCAGGTAGAAAGTTAGTTACGGTTCATCAGCATTTTATGGTATTCGTAAAAGGCGACCCGAAGAAGGCGACCGATTACTGTAAAGCCGGAGAAGAAGATGACGAATCCGACTCCCTCGACTAGCGCCGTTATTCGCTGTTCCTGCGGATCCTGGATTATTGCCGGTCTTCCCTGCGCCGTTTGCGATATCTTAGAAACGAGAAAGCGATGACTCCCGAGGCCTATCTATCTCTAGTCTTAGGAATCTTACTAGGACGATTACTCTCGCTCTGGTTAGATAGATGACTAATACTTATCCCCAGAAGTTATCCCCAGGCGTCCCCAGTCTGTTAAGACTCGCCCAAGACTCCGTTAATAACGAGTCAATACGAAGAGGTCGGGTACGCTCCGACCCGGTACGCTGGGCCGCAAGGTTAGCCCGAAGCGTTATCGGATCGGTGCTATCGGCCGTTCTGTGCTTAATGCCTGCGGCCTCTTATGCCGATACTAATAAGGTTAATAAAATGCAGATATATGCAGGACACTTATTAACGCCTCTAGAGTTCTCTTCTGCTCTCGTTCTCTGGACTAAAGAATCTAACTGGAATCCTAAAGCGAAGAACGGTAGTCATTACGGTATATGTCAGGGACGCAGTAAATACCTAAAGGATAAGGATTATAAAGTACAGATACGATGGTGTATCGGTTACGCTAGATCTCGTTACGGATCTATAACAAAGGCTTTAGAGTTCTGGAAGGTTCATCGATGGCATTAAACCGTAAGAGCATGGGTACTTATCAGTGGAAGCAACAGAGATTGAGGGTACTTAGGCGCGATAATTTCGTCTGCGCTTACTGCGGCGGAGAAGCCACTGCGGTCGATCACATCGTAGCCGCCGTTCGTGGAGGAGATGACTCGTTAGAGAACCTCACGGCCGTCTGCAAGCCTTGTAACAGTCGTAAGGGGGCTCGTGGCGTTTTTTTAGGGGACACGTCTACCCCCTCTGTCTTTCCCGATAATCTACGCGTAAAAGACATAAAAGACAATCCGGACAAATCGGACATCGAACCGATCCGTTCGGAATCAGTAGAGAACTTAACCGAACCTATACCGATCGAGATGGGGACTAGAAAAAAGAAGCCTTTAATCGGCAGAACGAAACCCCGAATCTCTAGCCCTCCGCTAAAGGGTAAGAGTTACGGCGAAGAGTTCGCGGCTTTCGCGGAAAAAGTAGGTACGCCGCTTCTTCCCTGGCAGAATCACGTCGCTACGGATTTCCTAACCGTAGATGAAGAGGGAATGTTTATTCGGAAGACGGTAGGAATCCTCGTTAGCCGACAACAAGGTAAAACTTACCTCGCCGCTCTTCGGATCCTTTTCGGCTTATTCGTCTTAGGCGAAATGTCCGTAGTAGCGATGTCTTCTAATCGTTCGATGGCTTTAGATACCTTCCGGCGAGTCGTATCTATAATCGAGCGTAACGAGTTTCTCAGGTCGCAGGTTTTACTTAATCGAGGAACAGTAGGAAAGTTCGGATCCGGTAACGAATCTGTCGAGTTACTAAACGGCGCTCGTTACGAGATAGTCGCCGCGACTCGTGACGGCTCTCGCGGAAAATCCGCCGACTTGCTATTTATCGACGAATTGCGCGAAATCAGCGAAGAGGCCTGGGCCGCCGCTAAGCCTACGACCCGCGCGCGAGCGAACTCGCAGACGATTCTCGTATCTAATGCAGGTGACGCCTTTTCGACAGTCCTAAACGATCTTCGAGATCGCGCTTTAAGTTACCCGGCTAAGTCTTTAGGCTGGTACGAGTATTCGGCTCCTCAGCACGCTAAATTAACGGATCGCGAAGCCTGGACAATGTCCAACCCGGCATTAGGCTATACAGTTACGGAAGCGGCTATCGAGGAGGCTCTTTCGACCGATACGCCGGAAGTCTTCAGAACCGAAACGCTCTGCCAGTGGATTTCGTCGCTTTCCTCGCCTTGGCCTATCGGAGTATTCGAAGATCTAGGTGATACTTCTCTCGTAATCGGGCCGGGTCCGGCTACCTACTTCGCTTTTGATGTAGCGCAGTCGCGCAGAACCGCCTCGCTCGTAATCGGGCAGATGACGCCGGACGGAGAGAAAATCGCCGTTAAGATTCTCGATTCCTGGACTTCTTCCGTTTCCCTCGACGAGTTAAAAATCGCGGCGGATATAAAAGCCCACTGCGATTTATACCTTCCGCGCGCGGTTATGTTCGATCATTACGCTACGCAGACGATCGCGAGCCGTTTAGAAGTTTCCGGCGTTAAAATGGTTGATGTATCGGGCCAACAGTTTTATCAGGCGTCGATGGATCTTCTCGACGCGATGGTTTCGGGCCGTCTAGTACATAACGGGGACGAAAACCTCGTCACGCAGATGAACGCCTGTGCCG